GACAGATGCCATAATCGTAATTTCTGAAATTACTTTCTTATGAGCACCCGTGTAATGACGGGGGATTTTTTACCTATCGAGTTTACGCATGACGCTGTTGTAGACGCGCTCGTTAACAACTTTCAAACTGTCCATCAGTTCGTCCATAACCGCCCATGCCACACTTGGCTCAACAGCTGATACGGCCCGCAGAAAGTCGCTGTCGCCGAAAACTTCAACCGGTGCAGGAGCGGCGGAATACAGCATTGGCGACATTTTGTCGTTAACGTCGTTTTGCTGGTTAAGCACCGTATACAGCACGGCAAGGCGTTCATAGTTTGTCCAGCTGGACTCTTCGGTTTCTAACCGCGCTATCCACCTTTTGATCTCGGTCTCATCACTCATGGGGCGTTTACCCCCTTTCGTCCTCCAGCACGTCCATGCAGCGCTGAATGGCGCTTCGGATGGTGTCATCGTCTGCGCTATCCAGCATATCTTGCAACTGCCGTCTCATTCCGTCGCGTGCGCTGTCGCGGCTGTAATGACCCCGGACATAATGCTTTCGGCTTCTTGCGTAGGAGCTACCACCTCCGTACTCATCGTGCGGATACCGACGCGGCTGATACCCAGCTCTGGAATAGCCGCCATCTTCAATTGCCTCAATTTTATCCAGATTTTTGATGGTGCTTGCCAGTTTGTGCGCGATATCCAGATCACCTGCTCCAAGCTCACCCTTTCTGGCAATTTCATCCAGCTCATCGCAAAGCATATCGCGCAGCTCATACATAGATTTCATGCTCATGCTTTACCTCCTTTCAGCAGACGCGCTCCACGATCATGTTGCTATTGGCAAAGCTGATCGCCTGAGCGCTGGTGTTCTCCATCGCCACCGTTACGCAACAGCCCTTCGGCACGTCCACGTTGGCAGCGACGAAGATATTGAAATAATTCTCCACGGCGGCGGGCGTTACTGTCGCAACAGCGCTGGTCAGCGGCTCACCGTTGATAGCCAGCGCGGTGGAGATCGCGCCCACCGTGCCGCCGGTGGGGATGGCGATGTTTCCGCCGAAGGACACACGGAAACGCGCCTTGCACTGGTTTGTCAGGCCACGCAAGAACACCTGCCCGCTGCCCTCGCGGTGTACGATGCAGGACTTGCCCGCAACGGCAGTTTCCGTCAGCGGTACATTCTGCCCGGCAGGAACAGAAACGATGTTGGTATTTACATATTCAGCCAAAATACTCACTCCTTTCAAAAATGCAGACGGCGGAGCTATTGCCCCGCCGCCTTTCAATATCAGCCCGGAGCTGAACAATTTCCGTTTTGGAAATAGATTTCTATGCAGTTGTCAGCAGCCGGAGCAGCCGGTGTAGCTGCCAGCCCACGGGTTGCAGGATGCATACGCCGGGATAGGCGTAGGCCGCAGCTGGGAGATCAGATAGTTGTTCTGCGCCGCCTGAGACGCGGCCAGACGCAGCTCCTGATTTGCGCTCTCCAGATCGCGCATCTTGGAGTTGGTCAGGAAGTCCAGGATGGCGCGGCTGTTGGCGTTCTGATTCTCCACGATGTCGCGGGTGGCGTTCTGCACGGTGTTCCGCGTGTCACACGCCTGCGTCGCCATGTCGTAGCGCACCTGCGCGATGGCGGCTCTGTTCTCGCAACAGCAGTTTGCCGCCTGCATCTGCATAGCGCTGAGCTGCTGCATCAGTGCGGCCTGCTGGTTGGCGCGGGACAGCTCGGCATTGCCGAAGCCGGTCAACAGCGTGTTGTTCACGGCATAGAAGCCGTCGCACAGCCCGCCGTTGATGATATCCATCTTGCGCTCGATATTGGAGAAGTCGGAGGCCAGCACATAGCCGTCCACCACACCGCCGGAATTGCCAGCGTTGTTGCCCCAGCCATTGCCGCCCCAGCCGCAGAACGCGAACAGGAACAGGATGATGAGGAACCACGCGCCGTCACCGCCAAAGCCAAAGCCGTTACCGCTGCCATTGGCAGGGGTCACAGGCATGGTCATGGTGGGCATACCCTCGGAAAGAGACATAGTATCACTCCTTTTTATTGATGTAATTTATCTGAATCGCGGCCACGATCAAGAAACAAGTTACGTTTTGTCTTACGTTCCGTCTTACGTTTCGTCTTATGTTTTGCTTATTCCATCAGACTTTGAAATTGCTTCGCCATCTGCTGGAGCTGGTTCAACTGCTGCTGCGTGAGCTTGCCGCTTTGCAGCAGCTTCTCCACCTCTACCTTGGGGTCGCCCTGGAAATTCGCCTTGAACTGCTTGAACTGCTGCACCATCTGCATAAAACCGTTGCCGCCGCCCATTGCACCGAAAAACGGATTATTCATCGCTCTTTTCCTCCTTGCGCTTCTTGCCCTTCATTTCGCTCACAAGCGCCGCCAGCGCGTCAAACTCTTTACGGGTCACATATTCCGCAGCGGGCGCTTTCTGCGTGTCAGGAGCGCTTGCAAGCCGCTCCACAAGGTCGTACACCTTGAGCGTCGGCTTGCCGCTTGCATCGGCCTGTTTCAGATACACCGTGGGCGCCGTCGAATCCCACAGCGCCACCGCCGCATTGGGAGCGACCATCCAGCTTCTTGCCTCCTGTTCGCCGGATACCCACTGCACGCCGCTTTGCGGCAGGGGATTTTGCGGCATCGGAGGAATAGCCTGCATCTGCTGCTGCCTCAGCTGGGCGAGGTTGTCCTGCATCGGCGGCATATAGGGGTTTCCATAGTAGGGGTAGTTCATGCTTCATCCGTCCTTTCCCAATAATACAAAACTGTTTCGTTGCTGCTGTCCCAGCTGTCATATAAAACACCATCTTGTACACACACGACATGACCGGAGAGCGCGAGAATATACGTCCCAAATGGGTGCTCATCGGCAAAACGGCCAACTGTGTAACAATCAGGACAGGTATCCGGCACGATGTACCGTCGGAAACCTACCGACCGAAGATAAGCGCCCCAGCAGGAGTTAGCCGACGGCATATCCCCGTCAAGATATCCCTGTACGCAAAGCCGGAGGTACGTCTCACCCCAGTCCTTGCCAGTTGCTTTTGATATGGCTCTGACGGTACAGTCGCCTACGTTTTTACCTCGTGGGTTTTCATTGTAGTAGCTATACATATTCGCGCCTATCGTCGTGGAAAAGCTCCACGATGCGCACAAGGAAAAGCAATCCAGCAAAGTCCGCTCCGTATTGGTCGCATATATCCCGCGCCATATCCGCCGTATACCCGCACGTCAGCAGCCGATCCATTACACTCATTTCGACACCCCCTGTATATCTCACAACATACAATAAAAAAGGCCCAACAAAGAGCCTGAAAAAGGTCTTTGTTGGGTCTTCTATTTATGGGTTTTTGATATGGTCGGCAATCTTTTGGTAACCGTTGCGGCGGCACTTCTTGACATACTCGACCGACGAAAACAGCCTGTTTGCCACCTGCTGGCGGGATTGTTGCTTAACGTCGCACGCGATGATGCAAAACGCCTCGTCTCCCGGAAGCTCAAGCGCGGCAACGTAATCAATGGCGCGTTGCGGGGACATACTGCGCAGTCTTGCGCGGATGTCTCGGTAAGTTGTATTCATGGCGATCATATTCGCCGTGGACTTGCGGAGCTTTGGTGGAAGCAGGGGTCGGCGCATCGTTATCCCTGTTTCGTCCAGAGTTTTGGATCCGTAAATGTGTCGCTCTCTTCACATAGAAAAAACGATTTTCTTACTGCCCCAGCAGCTTGCCCCACGTCCCTTTCCCGGCAATGCCGTCAGCGCCGAGGCCGTACTTGGTCTGGAACTTCTTCAGCGCCGCTTCCGTGCCGCTGCCGAAGTCGCCATCCGCACCGGCCGCGCCGCAGGAGAACCCGTAGGCGATCAGCGCCGCTTGCAGGGTCTTCACGTCCGCGCCCTCCATGCCGCGCTTGAGCATCCGTACCTGCATGGGCAGCGTCGTGTCCTTCTCCGCAGGCACCGGCACCGGCACGTTGGCGCTCTCCACGAACGTCACACCCAGTGCGTTGCACAGCCCCTTGGCGATGGTCTCGCCGATCAGGGTGGTGTTGTCGATGATCCACTGTGCAACACTGGGAACATCGTGGAAGTCCGTCTCGATGTACACCGTCGTGGCGGCAGGATGCTTCACCTCGTACAGTGCGGGATAGGCTCGGATCACGTCCGGCGCACCCGGCGTAATCGGGCCAAGTACGTCCATTACAGCCTGACACGCCTTGTACCCGGCACTGTTCCGGTCGCCGCTGTAACAGAACAGATGCGTACCGCTGGCCTTGCCATTGCAGGCATTGGAATGGATGGGGACGTGCAGATCAGCCTTGAAGCGATTGGACGCCGCCACACGGTTCTGCATGGTGTCGTACTGCCCCAGCATCACCTCCACGCCGGAGCGCTCCAGAGCGGCCTTGCAAGCCTCTGCAATGCGTCCGCACTGGATGGCCTCGGTGGTGTCGCCCACCGCGTAGGTGTTGCGCCGCTGGTCGCTGGGGGACAGATACACCCGCTTAGCCATTGTTGCCAGCCTCCTTGTGATACTGCGCCGTGGAGATGCACAGCACCGCGCCGAGGAACGTGTCCACGGCGGTGATGGTGGTCACCACCTCGTCAGCATATGGCCACGCCCACACCGCCGCCAACGCTGCGTACAGCGTGGCCACGGCGGGCATAACGATGATGACCAACCACTTGAGGATGTCGTATACCTTGTTGTTCAGCTTCATAACAAATTCCTTTCCGGCCTGTCGGCCTGTTCCATTTTTGCCTCACCGAATGGGCAGCTTCCGAACTTCCTCCATGACGCGCCGTGCGCTGCCGTTGCCGCCCATCTCCTCATACGGCTCATAGAGATACACCTGCAAGTTCTCATACTCGTCCTGTGTGACGTAGCCCCGTTCGATGTACACCATGCCGAGGTGGATGATGCGGTCGTGGGCAAGCCCCACCAGCATCTTCCGCTCCGCATCGTCTGCCTTGCTGCGCTTGGCCGTCAGCTCCATCCGCTTGAGGATCACCTTGCTCACCACGCCCCACAGGGCGGTGGAGGTCAACAGTGCCACAAGAAGCGGCACCGCCACCTGCGTCCACACTTCCATCCGGTCACCTCCTACAACTCGGCACTGAGCACGATCTGTGCCCCTTGCTGCATGAACAGGGTGTAGGTCTCGCCCGCCGTCAGGCCGCTGGACGAAAAGATCAGGCTTCGCATGCTGCAAGCCCCGCCGGTTTGCATCGCCCAGCCGCCTGTGACCCTGGTGACGTCCTTCGCACTGCCGGAGGTCTTTCCCACCTTAAGCAACGCGACGCCGCCGGTGGGGATGGTGGGCGTAGGCGATATGCGCATGGGCACAGCCAGCGGGATGGGTACCCACAGGTCGACGGTGTTGTTGGCGTACCCGATGGCCACTCCGTTGCCACTTGTGTCGTAGGGAGTGGAGATGATCTGGAGATAGCGCATGCACCTAATCAGCTCCTCGCCGTAATCGGGGATCTCGTTCAACACCAACGCGCCGCTGCTGTTCTGATGGGCCAGCGTTTGCTCCGTCCCCAACTCCAGCTTGACGGCCACGAGTTTTTCCCCCGCCGCCGTGACTGTGACCGTCTTGGTTTCGCTGTTGTAAGTCGGCACCACCTCGCCCACTCCGGCCTGCGTCAGGGCAGATGCCGTCACCGTGCCGACCGGTGCAGTCTCCAACACCTGCTGCATGGTTCCGTTCAGCGTGATGCCGTCCGTGTTGATCGTCACGCTGCCGCTCACCAGCTTCCAGCGATCCAGAAAATACCCTGCGCTGCTGATGGTGCCGCTGACGTCCCGCTGGTTCACCGGATTGCCGAAGTACCAGTTGATTATCAGATTCCGGTTGCAGGGCTGCACTTTGGTTGCGATGACGCTGCCGCTGATGGAGATGTTCTCTCCGGGGGTCAAGAGCGGCTGTTTTTCTTCGCCCAACGTATCCAGCTTTGCTTCCACGCTGACGCCCCCGCTTGTGGTAATGTCCGCAGCGGTCAGTACCACGTTGCCGCTCTCGTCCGGAGATTTGTCGTTGACCGTACTAACAGACCCCGCACCGTCAATGCCCATTCGCGTCACTGAATAGCTGACGGCAGGACTGCCGGTATTAAAGGTGGTCGTAACCCGCGTCCATAGGTACTTGCCCTGCGGCACGGTGGGGATTGTGGTGCTCCAACTGCCGCTGGGGACAATCGTCCCGGAATCCGATACCATGTACTCCACCGTTGTACCCGACACCGTGGCGGCGGCTCCTGTGTCACCCTTATCGCCCTTGATCTGATACCACTTGTATTGCTGCCAGTCATCAGGGGCTTCTGCCGCCGTGCCGGAATACACGCCCATCCACGCATCCGGCAGGTCGCCCATACTGTGACTGGACGCCGTGGGCTGCTGGCTGGCGTATTTGATCCAGACGTGACTTGCCTCGCCGGTATCACCCTTTGCGCCGTTGGCCACCGCGAACGTAAAGTATGTGCCGTCCGACCGGGTGAATCGGTACGTATCCACCAGCCCCACCGTAGACAGCTTTTCGAACGCTGTCAGGCCGTTTCCGTTGGTCACGGTAAAGGTTTTCGTGGTGGTGTCGGCCAGCGTAATGGTGTAGGTGTCCACAAGCCCATCCGTACCGCTTTTGGCAATATTAGAAATACCTCCGTGACCGTCAGCCGCCGCCGTCAGCCAGTTTAATAGTGTCTGCCCTTGCAGGCGCTTTGCCGTGCCGTCCTGTTCCAAAACGAACATGTCCGTTGACTTGATCTGCTCCGCTGCTACCAGCTCGGATATCGCTTTATCAGCCATTGTCAGCGTCCTCCTTGTTCTCAGTATTCATCGCCGCCGTCAGCGCTTCCAGCGCATTGATACACGCCAACAGCCGGTCAAGGTTGCTTTTACCCCGCACCTCCACACCATTCAGCGTAGTGATGACGGCAGATAAGGTTTCCTTCATGTGCATTATTTCTCCCCCTCATATGGTCGCCGCAGCGCTACACGCACGGCGCTGGAATCGTTGTAGGCGTATTCAACGCCGATAATCTTCGTGTATCCGTCATAGACTGCCGTTTCGCCGCCCGCAATGTATTCCATGTGCCGAGTGTTGGCGAGCGCGCTAAACGCAGTCAAAGCGTCTATCAGAGTCACACCCAGAATATCCACGTACAAGATACCTACAGATGATAGGCCACAAAAGGGGCATTCATAAATAGTTCCGTTATTTATTTTGAGTTTGTCCATTTTATTACCCTCCTCTACTGTATCAATAACGTACATATCCGTCACGTAGGAATAAGGCATTCCCTTGAAAATTTAGTCCCTTTAGGGCATTCACAATGTTTGAGGATAGTTTATCTATAACAGCACTTCCGGCGAAAACTTTATTTGCATAGATCACATCCGCAAAGTACCCTTTGATTGTGTCATTACATGTGCTTGGGTAGACTGACCCGGACGTGATATGCCTGTTCACAATGGCATCTGTTCCGATCTGACCGCCGCCCACAGAAAAGCTTGCAAGTCCCGCTCCGTCAAAATACCCTGCGCTGCCGCCGTAGTCGATGCTCCCAGCCTGCACTGTTCCCAAAAATTTGCCGCTGTAGGCGGTCAGATTGCCGCCGCTGTCAACCGTGAAATACTTGCCAAGCTGGATACCGTTTGGGCCAAAATAAATGCCGGTGGTATTTGTGCCGCCCCATGTCTGGCCGTTGGTACTCAGATATCCGTCTTTGATCGTCAAACCACCAATAACGCCGCTGGTGGCGGTGATTTTACCCGTAACACTCAGTCCGCTTTTATCGGCTTTCAGTACCGTACCGCCGTTGCTGGTCAGCGTCCATCCGTCCGCTGTCATGCTCCATCCAAAGCTTGCGCCGTTGCCGCCGGTACGGCTCACTTTGGCGCTGATCTCGTTGGCCTGCACGGCCAGCGCCGCGCTCAGCGTTTCCGTGTCGCTCTGCCGTGCCGTCACCTCCGCCATGATCTGGTCGGCAAGCACGGTAAGGCTGGCTTTCGTCTCCTTGTATTGCCGCTCGATTTTCCGCGTGGTGGGCGATTTGTATTCGTACTTATAGTTGATTTTTTCGCCGCCCGGCGCGGACAGATTGGCCGTATACAGCGGCCCATGAGAAACGTCTTTCTGGTATATGCCACTGTATACGCTGCCCACCGATACGCCGTCCCCGATCTCGGCCGCTGGGTTCAGGTGCGCGTCACTGGCCGTATATGGTTGATATTGCCATCCTCGGATTTTGGCGAGAATGTCATTTGCCATCTTTTGCGATCCCCACGGGCATTCAAGCGTCAGCGTGCGGCCTGTGTCGCTTCCTGCGGAGTATTCCATCTCGTCAGAAACAACAATAGTCACGCCGGAATAGCCGTCAAATTCCTTCTGTTTTTCCAGCGAGGAGACAAACTTTCGCACATTCACAATGTCAGACAACGATCCTGTCACCTCCAAACGTAATGGCAAATCCTGCGTTGTCGGTCAGATACCGCGTCTCCTTCGGGATGTCCCAGAAGCAAACCAACTGCAATTCGCCCGCTTCGCTCATGATAAAGCTGCCCGCGTACATGGCCGCGATATAGCCCAGATACTCCCGGCAGGAATATGTAGTGTTGTACTGCACAGGATACGCGGCGGTCATCATAGCGGTGGTGCGGCTGTCAACTGTGACGTTCAGCGCCGCCGCGATTTCCTTCACAACGTCAATATCCTTCGCGGGCCACGAAAGCTTTGTGTTTGCCGGATAATCCTGCTCAGAGAACAAAAGCGCGTCATAGCCGTGGATTTGCAGCCACTTCACATCATCCTCGTCCGCGTCCTCATCGATGGAATCGGCAAAAAATATGCCCTGTTGCAGCCACTCCGAATGCCGCTCACCGTCTGTAAGCCGGGAATAGATGGAGATACGCGAAAGTCCCACGATCGTGCCGCCAGGTTTCAGCATTTTTATATTGCACTCACGGCTGATGCATTCGCCTACCGTTGGCTCGCTGCCGCTAAATATGCCTCCGCTGGTGGACATGTCCGCCAGCATACTTTCACCATATCCGCCGTCAGCGCCGGAAGCGGACACCAGAATGCGCACGCCGCCGAACGTGATGTAATCGCCGCTCTTGTCGATCAGCAGGCCGCTGTCACCGATGGAAACTCTCGTTTCTACGGTGTAGTTCCCCGTTAGCAGCTCGCGATACAGGGCAGATGTTGCTTGCATACGCCCTCCTTACTGCTCCACTAGCGGGAAGCTGATGCCCTCCCACAGCATTTCCCCCGTGTCGGGGTCTGCCGTGGCGATAGTGGCCGGTACGTTGTTGGAGTAGTACCGCGCCGAATGTACCGTATACAGCGGGTGCATGTTGGTCTCCACCGTTACAAATTCCGGCAAGATCAGCTGCATCAACGCCAGTTCGTTTTCCCGGTTCATGGGCAAGCACTTCACGTTTGCCTTAAACTTAATGGCCACGCGGCCACGGTGCATGGTGGCATCCATGGTGCGCCCCGCTTTGGCGCTGTCGATGTCATTGCGAGACCATTCGATTCCGTTCTGCTCCGTCAGGTGCAGGATGTCCACGCCGTTGATTTTAAAATAAGGCGCCGCCATGTATCACACCCCCAATGCCCGCTGATTCCGTCTCTGCTGCCGCGTGATCTCCGGGGACAGCACCCGCGCCAGCGCCGCAAGATCACCGGTAAACTTGATGGTAATTTCTTCGCCGCCGCTGCCCAGCTCCTCCCGCACGATCTGCCGGATCAAATCCGCCGGGGCTTCAATGTTCGTCCCGTGCTTCTGGTCGCCCAGCACCGCCATAAACTCGCGGTTTGGCGGGATAACCGCGCCACGCGCCAGCGCAGGAACGTCAACGGCCCGCAGCGCAGGCATTGCCTGCATGTTGACTGCGGATTGACTGGAAAACGAGCTCTGCGCGCTAGTTTCGTCTCCGCCGGTAAAGAAGTTTACTACGCTGCTAAATGCGTTTGATATCCAGTCAACAGCACCTTGTACCCATGATACAATGGCGTTCCAGGCATTTCGCAATCCGGAAAGAAGCCCGTCAATCACTTTTCTGCCCAGATTTGACCACCACTCTTTTGTGAAAAACTTTGCTACGTTGGTGTTCCACCAGTTCTTGATATTGCCCCACATCCCAGATATTTTGTCTTTGATAAAGTCCCAGTTTGGCGCAATTGCTGCCGCAAGGCTCGCACCACCGGCAAGTATTAACCCCAATCCGAGAGGGATTCCGACGCCGGTAAACAACAGGATGATTCCAAGCACCAGCAATGATGCGCCGGCAATTGCTACAACCTTTCCGATCGGCCCCTGCAAAGCTGTTACAATGCTGTCCCAATTGAGCGCAGCAATCGCAGCTAATCCCGCAGCGCCGGCAACCAAAAGGCCAATCCCAAGCGGGAGATTTACTCCGGTAAGTGTTAGCGTCAACCCAATAGCCAAAAGCAATGGTGTGCCAATTGTCAGCAACTCACTGCACACTTGCAAAATTTGTGGTTTCAGTGTGTCCCAATTTGCTGCCACAGCGGGAGCCAGTACGGCAGCTCCTGCAAGAATCAGCCCCAAGCCTACCGGGATGCTCACCCCGGAAAATGCCAGCAAGATGCCAAGAACCACCAACACAAGGCCGGTAATAAGTGCCGCCATACCCAGTGCTGTTCCCTGGAGCATTTCCTTAATCGCGTCCCAATTTTCGGTCACAGAATCCCATATGGCGATTGCACCCAGCGCCATAAGCGCAAGGCCGAGCGGAATGTTTGCGCCGGAAAACGTAAGGATAGCGCCAAGCCCCAGCAATGCCGCTCCGGTAAACAGCTCAACAACCGCGCTTAGACTGTCGCTGATTTGCCCGGTAAAGTCCGGCGCAATGCCGCCGCTTGTGTCAACGCCTGAACCCCCGCCGCTGTTCGAATTGCTTTGATCGTCCATCACGTTCAGTTCATCAAAGCCCGCCAGATATTTTGACGCGTCCTTTGCCGCCTTGCCCACGCCCTCAATGCTCTTTTTCTGGTCATTTAATGCTTTTGCACCCTGCGCTGATTTTTGGATCGTGGTGCCAAACAGCAGCGATACAAGCCGGGATATTGCGTTGACGATGCGCGTGATCACGTTTACCATCAGCGTAAACGCGGGAATGACTACGTTGATAATGGGCTGCGCCAGCGTCATCAAGCCGCCCTTGAGCCGTGCCACAGCCGCCATTGCTTCGTCATTGGCCTGGATGACTTCCCACATGTAATTCTTGATTTTACGCAGTGCGGAGGTTATGAGAGAAAACACTAAAACGCGCCTTGCCAGCGTGGCAATGTGCTTGCTCATCTTACCAATGCGCTGTTGTGCTGCCTCCGCTGCTTCACTCATGCCCTTTGTGCTCTTTCCCGCGCCTGCCAGCTGCCCGGCAAGCTCTCCCGCCTTTGACTGCATTTCCTCAAGCTTTGCGGTATCGGCCTTAACGGAGTTGCCCATCTTGTCGATTTGGTCATTCAGCTTGTTATACTCTGCCGTCATGGTCTTTACCGTCTTTTCCTGCTCTTTGACCTGCGCAGTGGTATAGTAAAAATCGGTGTTGTTCTGCATGTTGTAAAGCTTCCGGTTTGCTTCGTCCAACGCCGCGCCCAGCTGCTTGGACTGCTCCACCAGCGGGGACATGGTCTGCTGCTTGCCGGAAATCTTTTGATTCAGTTTGTCGATCTGGCCCTCAAGCTTTTTCAGCTCAGATTGCGCCTTTTTGTTATCGACCTCTGTTTTGATGATAATGGAGCCGTCAGCCGCCATGATGATCACCTGCCTATAAACTCATTGACATAAATGGGTTTGTGCGTTATCTTTGTATTGCGGATCAAAAAAGGAGGGTAACATGGGCATATTAAATAGCGGGAAAAAGGAAATTCGGCGGGTAAAATTATTGGGGGTGCGGGAAGCGCACGAAACGCTTATGTTTTACACTGTAAACTTTTCCCTTTATAGCTTTTGGATCGAATATACCGATGGGTCGACAGCGACAATTGAATGTTCCCCGGAAAGTCCAACCGGCAACAAGCGAAAGCAAAAACAGTTGTTTGATAAACTGATGTCTATTGCAAACGCAAAGCCAAGAGTTCAAGAATCTGTTTCGCGTAATACTGACGTTTCAATCATGGACGATCTTCAAAAGCTAAACGATTTGCACGAATCCGGAGTAATTCCTGACGAGTTGTTTGAGGAAAAGAAAACCGTTCTTTTGGAAAAGTTGTCCGGCTCTGTGATTGCGGAGCGTAAATCCCCCAATTTGTTTATAACCCGCACAAAGGAAAGGCCGAGAGGGGAAGGTAAAACAATTTTGCTGGTTGACGGAGTGGAAGCATCTGTTGATTTGGATAAGCCCGCATCCTTGCGCCTTGATTCGGGCGAACATTTTCTCAAGTTTAAGCGTGCGGCAGTCACCAGCCCAGAAATCCACCTGTTTGCAAGCAAATCCAAGAAATATGAAATCCTGCTTTCCCCCAAAATATTTAGCATTGATGCAGAATTGCGGGAAATAAGATGACCCCCCACAGCCGCCCTCTTTGGAGGGCGGTTTTTTTACGTCCACTTTCGGATAAAATCAACCTCCGCATCGGTGTACCGCTGCTTCAGGTCGATCATGTCTCGGTTGCGGCGATAAAACTCGCGGTCACTTTTGTCCAGCTGCTTGCCGCTTGCCAGCTTCTGCCGGATGCTTACCACCTGCGCAAAGGTGCAGTCTCCGCCGATTTCCTGATAAGCTGCCAGCAGCGTCCACCAGTGCAGATACTCCACCGCCCGGATTTCATAGCCGATCACGCGGTTGATGGGAGCCACCACAAGTGGGAAGTCCTGCTGCCAGTCCATGACCTTTTTCAGCTTCTTCCCGTTGTCCTCCTGCCCGCCGTTGATAAACCACAGACACCGGCTGATAGCCGCCTCATAGTCGCCCTCGCGCATTTCCGCGAACTGCGGGTAGAAGATATCCAGCACCACATATGCCCGTTTCTGGTCGGTCAACTCCGTGTCGTTGATGGCTTCCAGAATGTCCAGAATCGCCCGGAAATCCGACCGTATCTCATATTCCCGCCCGTTGACCTCGACGGATTTCGGCAGCGTGTACGTCATTTGTGATACTTCTTGGTGTACTTGGCAATGCGCGGATCGTATGCCTTGCGCTCACGCACGACCGCTGCGTCGATCTCGTCCAGCAAGCCAAACATCAGGTTTGCCCACAGCGGCAGACCGTCGGCAAAGGCGTATACGTTCATTTCGCCAAACAGCGGGCCGCAAACGTCCGTACCCAGTGCGGTGTTGATGATTTCCCGCATCTCGCCATCCATAATGCGGGCCTGCTCAAAAAGCTTGCGGTCGCCCTGCCGCTTTTCCACCTCCGTGCGATATGTCTCTTGCTTGCTGTCCAGCCGGTCAAACACGTCCAGCAGCTTTTCCAGAAACACGCTGTCGGTGGGGTTAAACGTCAGTTGACAAACGCCGTTGATCACATAGGTTTCAAGGCCGGTCGCAAGGGTAATTTCCTTCATTTTTGCATCTCCTTTATGCGGTGGGGCGGTTGCCCGCCCCGTGTGTTACTCGTCCGCTGTAAACGTCACAGTGCCGCCGGACACCGCCGCCGTGCCGGTGGTTCTGGTGCCGCCGTATGTAACGTCATAGGGCATGCCGATAAAGCCGCCGCCCTCGCCGCCAAGACTGGACGGCTTCACCATGCAGGAGCTGTAACGCTCGGCAAACATTGCCGTTCCCTCGGTGCCAGCGTAAAGATGCACGATCAGCACATCCTGATTGGCCAGCGCCGCCGCGTTCTGCTCCTTCACCGCAAGGTTCCAGATTTTCACAATGGCCGCGTCGCCGGAATCCAGATTGCTGGGGTCGAAGGTTTGCGTAACAATGGGCTTCTTCATGGTCGAACGGGTCACGCCCAGAATGTCCTTGCTGGAATCTTCCTGCCAGTCGTATTCCATGCTGGAATCCGTGACACGGGTGCCAAGCGGTGACCATGTGGGGGCCGCGGCGCTGGTTCCGGTATTCAGATACGCGATCAACAGTTCGCGGTCTACGGTCTGGCCGGAAGTAGTGTTAAAGGTCAAATCTGCCATTATACATTCACCTCGTAATTCAGTTTCATAAGGATTTGGTGATCTTCGTCCCCGTTTTCATACATGGCAAACAGGGAGGATCGCGTGGTCGGCTCCATGCTGATAACGCGCTTGTCATCGCCAATGTCGGGCTTCTGACCATTTGCCCAATCCCCGATAGCGTTCAACAGCTCGTCAGCCTTAAGCCGTTTGTCGTTGCTGTTCCCCGGCTTCACGCGGTAAATGATCTTGAACTGATACTCCGCCACATAGCCGCCGGTGATGTACTTCCGCACGATGTAAGCCGCCTGGATGGTCGACATCGCCATAGCGGAAGTGTCGGCGGGAAGAAACTCAAAGCGGATAAGGTCGACTGGCAGCTCCGGGTATGTGTTCAGCCACACAAGCAGCTTGCGCGATACCTGATCCTCTTCCGCCGCTGACACGGCCTTTTTAATCTTTTCCAAATTTCTTCACCGCCTTATCTGCCACCCGCACCCACTTCTCCATGTTCTGCGCTTTGGAAGCGTCAAACCAGTGCGCCTGTGCCTGCGGATGCATTGTTGTGTTAAATACAAGATTTCGGTCTGTGACCACCTTGTGCCCGCCCTTTGGGGCGTATGTGCTGCCGGTCGCCGGGTCTACCATTACCTTACCGTAGTACAGGAAGCGGGCGTATGGGCCTGGATAAATGACCTCGTTTCCAACCACCCGTGTTCTCTGCGTCAGAGAGCCTGTAAGCGCAGGCACAAATGGGATGGTATCTTTCATCACCTGTTGCGCTAAAACGCTTTCAGCACGGTCACAGGCCCTTGCAAGCTGCCGCTTTACCTCGTCCATGCCGGACACGTCAACAGAGAACTTGAGCGACATTTTATGCCCCTCCGACTTCCCAATGCTGCATATCCACGCTGCCAAAATCTTTCTCGTCCACTTTGGTCACGTTGTAGCAGCCGTCCTGTGCCATAGCCACATCCTCTTTGTCTGTGACAAACTCGCCTTTCACAAAGAACGTCAGCCCGCCGTTACCGTTCACAGACAGCGTCCACAGCCCGGACTTGTCCGCCGTTGCAAGAAACGCCTGCGGGGGCGCGTAAGTTTTGGCCTTGCCTGTCGTGCCGTCCACCGCTTTCACGGAAAACGGAATGTACAGGTTTACCGCGTCTGCGCTCTCAAGTCCGCTTTCGCGCACGTTGACAGCCTTGCTGGCCTGCAGCATAACGCCGCGCAGGATGGTCACATACAGCTTTGTGATTTCCTCAAAGGTCGCCGGGTCAGTCTCCTGCACGGCGTTGTAGACCGTTATAGTGTGGGGCGCGTACAACCACAGCACCCCCCTCCCCGATACAAAAGCCCGGTATGCGCCAGATACTCGTTACAGGTCGCCGCCAGCAGTTTCTTCGCACCGTCCGTTGCACTCAGCGCAGACGCGGCAGCTTCGCCGCCGCTGGCCAGCGTTCGGGAGTACCCGCCTACCGTTTCGCTTTTTACGTCATCGCCGGTCACCGCGTTTGTCAGTTTGGTTGCGGCAAGCTGCTGCGCGGCTTCAATCAGCTGATACTTGTCCACAAGTGCACAGCAGCACATTTTTACAGCGTCCATATCGGCGTTATCTTTTGCCCGGTTCTGCGTGTAGTAATCGAGGAAGGAGCTGGCGCGGACAACAAGACGCGGGAAGACATTTTCACTCACAGCGCCCATGTAAGTGCCGGAGTAGTATTCAAAGTCTGCGTAAGTCATCAGTGCCCTCCTTCCAAAACTGCGAGAATTTCAGCCTTTTTCATCGAACTGCTGACCCCTTTCACCCCGTTTTCATAGGCATACGCAAGCATTTCAGCTTTTGTCATGCCGGAGAAAGCCGGGGTGTCAGGGTCAGGCTCATTCAGCAGTTCAGTTAGCCCCCCACTGCCGGAGTGATGGAGCCGACAACCACGCCGTCAATGCGCTCGGCGAACAGCACCATGCCGTTGATAACGGTGTCAGATGCGGTCATGTTGGTGTAATCGGGCTCCTCATGGATACCGATATAACCGGTGGCGTCGGTGGTGAAGTTGAACACCTCGCCCAGATCTGCGCCGTTCACAGGGATGTAGTACAGGACGATGTTGTCCTTGGCGGTGGCGTAAATCTTGCCCTTGGGGACGCTGGAGTTCAGAATCACAGTGCCCAGACCGAGAAAGTTCTCGACATAGGTCATGCCAAAAGCGGTCTGCAGGGTGATGTTGGCAGTTGCGAGATAGTCCGCAACGTCCAGCGGGTTCATGAAATACACTGCGCCGATCTCGTCATCCTCGAACAGCACCTGCAGCTGGCCCCATGCCTGAGCCAAGGTCGCCTGGAAGGTAGCACCGCTGGCCGTGCCAGTACCGGTTGCGAGGAAACCGAAGAAATCCTTGCGGATACCTTTCTGCACGTCCTTCAGCATTTCATCGGTGGTCATTTCGACGGCCTGATCGTAGCCGCGATCAGTGATTGCCTCGGCAGAAGTGGCCTTACGCCACTTCTTCAAGGTGATCTCCTTGTAGTTCACAGCCTCGGTCTTGTACTTGCTCAGAGGGATGGTCTCGCCCTCGGCCACAGCGCCGTCTTCCAGAGTGCCGGTAGCCTTGTAGCTCTTGAGCACAGTACCGGCCTGCTTGGCGATCTTGCGGGTAACGCCCAGAGCCTCCATCAGCTTCTTGATGGAATAACCGAACATTTCGGTAAATTCGATTTCGCGCACACGCGCGAGGTCAGCTTTCTTAATGAGCTTAGGATCAGCAGCCATTTTTATTCTTCCTTTCTAAACAAATCCATATTTGCGGCGATTGCAGCCCGCCGCTCCGCTCTGTCGGTGATCTTCATGATCTCGTCTTTGGTCATCGGCTTCCTGCCATCGTTAAGACGACCGCCCATGTCCACGCGGACGGATGCCTTGGCAACAAGCCCCTTATAGGTGCCATCCACAAGCGCATCAAGGGCCTTAGTGTCCTTGATTTTTTCACCGTCCAGCTCCAGCGCCGCCATTTCCTCTCCACATCCGCGCATGGCGAGGTCGAGATTTGCGCCGGTGATGTTTTTGCTCTCAAAGTAAGCACGCACGGCCTTTTCTTTCGCCGCCTTGCTTTCCTTTGCCGTGACGCCGGATTTATAAGCTTCAAAGTCCGAGTGTTCCTTCTCGTACTTTTCCTTATAGCCGCCGTCACCCGCTGCCTTGAGGTCATCCAACTGCTTCTGGACGCCTGGCAGTTTCTCCGCATCGGCCTTGTATCGGCTTACATCCGCTTTCAGACCGTCCACAGTGTCGGTATGCGCTTCGATGATGGTATCTACCTGCTCATCAGTAAGGCCCATACCCTTCAAAAGTTTGCGTGTAAGTGCCATGACACTATCTCCTTTTCTTTGGCCGCGTTTCTTTGCGGACGATAGTTTTTATAAAAACCGCTGTGCTTCGCGGGTTTTACTTAAACAAAAGAGCCAACCGGCTACAAATCGTAGTCAGTTGGCTCCTATTGCCCTTTCCCACGCCCAATTACGCGGGAGTTGAATATTTGATTGTTTTTTTGACTTCTAACACGATGTAACCGTCACCCTTGCGCCGGATCTCCACATCGTTGCCGCGCCGGATAATAGCCTCGATGGTCTGCATCAGTTTATCATCCATCAGCCCACCCCGATTTCTTTCAAATACGCTTCATACTCATAGGGGATGCCAATGTCATAATTCTTGTAGTAATGCAGAAACTCATACGGGAAGGTGAATTTACCGTCCCAAAACATACCTGCGTGAAGTTCTTCGCCAGTAAACATATCAAAACTGGGCAACGATGTCAGTCCGGCATCAAGGGAGGAAATGTGGCTTAAAATCGCTTCTTTTGGGATACTATTTTTGTATTTCTTATAGTCTTCAAAATTCTCAATAGAATTCTTGTATGGCAATCCTTTAAAAAAACCGAAATCCATGTCACTTTCTCCTTCCTCTTTGATTTGGGGTAAACGGCAAAATATTTCCTTCCCCATGTGTTCCTACTTTCAGTACGCCAGCACCGGAAATAAAAAGCACATCGTCTGGGGCTTTCACTTCAACGCCAAGTGCATTTGCCAGCTCTTCTGCAAAGCAATAATCGTTTTCCATGCGTGCGCCTGTGCTGCAAGATAGCAAACGAACTTTCTGGCCATTCCACCCTTTACTATGCCGAATGACTGCGGCAAGTAAGCGCGGTGACATATTGAGTTCTTTTGTACCAAATCCGACTGCCGTCTGGCTTCCGTGCATAGCGACGTCAAAATACGTTTTAAGAGGTTTTACCCTTTTAACGTTTTCATTCAGCGGGTCACCGTCCGGGAAGCACGCAATGCCATTTTCCAGCTTCATTGTACGTCTTTTCACAATAGAATTCAAGTTATCTCTTGCGTCTGCGCCGAAAAACTTAAGAGTGTCGCTATCGTCTTTAGCGTAAGCCGCTGCCACTTTTGCTCGTTGCGTTTTTATGGAATTTGCCGCTTTGATTGTTGCGTCATCCGTAAAATAGACGCGCATCCGCTCCGGTTGCTCCGGCAGTCCAGCTTCCGCGCTGAACGCCTTGTATTTAGCGTTTAGCCGCCGTAGCCGTATGTTTACCGCTGTCTCGTCTTCATGCAATCCTGCGGCTTTGTAGGCGGCTTTCTCGCGCTTGAGCTTTCGAATCTCCCGTTCCACACGCCGCTGCATTTGCGTTGCTTCATACGCTGTGTATGATTTTCCGTCGTAGGAGCATCCCAGTCCATCGTCTATATGCTTGAGCTGGTCTTCAGTGTATGTCCGTTCAGAAACACCCTCCACCCACGGGAACCGCATGTGTCGGCAGTTTGCACCTTCCAGACCATCAACAGCGCCAAGACCGCAAACCTTATAGATGCTCGGGTAAATATCCCCGTCGCGGACACTGTAAACCTTTCCCTGCCAGTTCTTATGGCTTGACCACGGAGACGGCCCCGGCTTGTCGCGCGCGCCGGAATGGGCAGAAACCTCAAAATACGGTGTCTCAAGATATTCCGCGGATTGCTCCGTGTACTTTGCGCAGATTTGGGAAACGCCTGTCATTACCGCCCGCCGCGCCGCCACATCGATATGATCTCGATGGCCGCTCTCGTAGTCAACGACCTTCAAGCCACTGTCTGCAAGCTGCTTTACCGCCGTCTTGATTGCCTGATTGTAGTTGATCGCGCCGCTCTGCACCTGCATTACTGCCTTATCCAGCGCCCATTGGTATGCTTTGGCAGGCGGTAGCATCGTGCGTCCAGCGTCCACCAGGAATCCCATAGAAGCGGTCAAGTTTCGAAATGTGTCAATCGTCTGCTTTTTGATTGCCGCAACTTCCGCATCGTCAACCAGTTTTCCCGGCTGTGTGATGTGCGCAAGGTTGATAAGCTCTGTGTAATACTTCTGGTTACGCTCTACCACATCATCAAGCAGCTTATCCAGCTTTGTTTTGCTGATGCCGGAAGTTTCAAGAACTGCTTTCTCAATCTCCTTAAGATCAATTCCGTGGGAACGCAGCGCACGGATTGCCTGCACTGTTACCTCGTTCAGCTCATCCGCAGCTTTCAGCCGGGAGCAAATTTCATCCAGCAGCACAAGCTCAAGCGCCCGAAACAGTTCTGCCAGGCCCTCCGGTAGTGCGTCAAGCAGAGCAGGGTCAAAAGGGTAAGGACGCATTGGCCGTCACCTCACTCGATATCTTCTTGCGGCTCTTTTGTCATGTCTTGCATCTTGGGAAGCGCCGCCTTTGCGGTGGCCTCGTCCTCGTTCATCCAGCGCATACGGAACTCCCAGTCGTTCATGATGCCAGCGTTAAGCAACTGCACATCGCGGTTAAAGTCCTGCCCCTTGTCTTCAATGATACTGTCATCAAAGTCAATGGAAATTTCAACTTCCTCATCCAGCCCGGCGTTCATAAACTTATTTCCCATGCGAAGCAGGGTGCGACACAGCCCTGTGATCGCTTGCTCGAGCAAAATCTCATGCTTTTTAATAGTCCGGAACAATGTGCTGTTTTCGCTGATGACTTGCGTAGCCGTTGCAATACTGCCTCGGTCAAATTTGTAATGGTTTTCACCGAATCCGCACTTGCTCGACAAGATGTTCAGCATATCTTGCATACCGGTGTTAAACTCCGCTGTGCGCAGCGTCATGTCGACCTGCTGGAGGATGCTGCCATCACTTCCTCTATCTTCCGGCATAACATAGTATATGGTCTCACGCTTGTCGAACATAGGGCGACCGTCAACGCTTTTGATGGCCTCCGGCTGCACCACAATGCGCTTCTTGCCAAGGACAAACTCGTTTACATAGCTGTCGTATGTAATATCAACGCCCTTTAACTGGTCGATGGCATACGCAAACACTGCAACGCCCATCGGGTTAAACTCATCGGAATTCGCAATGTTCAGGCGGTCGATAATAAACTGCGGCTTGTCGCTCCCTGTGTGAACGACAGGCGGGATCGTTTCAAAGCCCCGCACGCTGGCCAGCGGTACCTCATCTGTGCCGTACAGGTGGTTTTCAATGTCATACTCGCCGCCGTTCAGCCGATGAACCTGGATGTAAGTGTACTCCGTATCATTAACCCTTTTTGTTGACGCAAAAGCGCACTCTCGAATGACTCCGTTATCCCACGTCAGCGGATAGATGTTCCCTGCACTGACATAATTGATTCGAATTCGACCGGCGTCCACAATCTCCGATGTGTCCGGATTGATGCTCATACCCTCGACCGTGGGGACATAGGCAACAGTTCCTACCGCAGCTTTCCGCTCCTGCGCTTCGTTGGCCTTAACCCACCAGTTGTTATCTGCAAGGATCGCGTCTACAAAGTCCTGCTCTCGTTTTCCCTCAAGGGTGATGTTCACTCGCTCATTCATCAGCAGGTTTGCCCAGTCCTCGCAGACCTTCTTGCACATGTTGACAGAATATCTATGGCATTCCAGCTCTTCGATGCCGTTCCACACCGTATAGCTGTGGAAGTCCTTCACATCGCCGTCATACCAAGATCGCCATACACCGATCAACGAGTAAAACTTGCTGTCGACCGTATCAAAGCCCAATTCTACTAATGCTCTGCGGATATTCACTCTCTCACCATCCCATCATGTGACCGGCACGCTCCAGGTCTTTGTAATATGGCTCAATGCTGTACTCAAAGGCATCCAAACTATCGATATCGGATGTGCCGTCATCCAAGCGCTCATCTTCAAACTTATCAGGATCATAAATCGCGGTTTGTAGCGCATCGATCAGATGCGGGCAGCTCCGCGAAACCTTAAAGCGGCCCTGCTTCATCAGCAGTACCACCAACCGGATGCGATCAGTGATTTGCATTTTCAGCGCGTTCTTAACCTGCGTGCCGAGGTGCATCTTCTGCGCGGTATGATCTAACCCACGAATCAATACTGTTTCCGCGCTATCCGCTCTTGTTTGGCTGTATCCATACTTAGCCGTCACCATCTGGCAAAATGTGGCAAACCGCCGATTCAGGGCATCAGGGTCAATCTCCTCGTTTTTGATATATTCCTCTTCCAAAGCAACAACGCGAAAGTCCTTTGTAATACCGGTCGCCTGAAACTTTGTCGCAGACTTTGTGCCGCCAAAGTCAACGCCAATAGAAATAACGGTAAACATTGTTCCGTTTTCTTCTGCCCATTTTAGAGGCTCGTCAATTAGATACTTCTCCGTGTTATTGGCAAAATCCTTATATACCACACCTTCCGCCGCCACCCAAAGACCGCGAACATATCTGTCATAGAAGATGCCGGCGTACATATTCTCGTAGCGCTCAAGCGTTCTCGCACTCAAGCCAGGGTTATCTGTCATCTCGAAGTGAAGATATAGCGTATTCCGTTCGCGGTGTCGCT